CACACCTTTAAATGAGTCACTAGCCAACAATTGGTTAACAAAAACTTTCCTACCTTACACAAAACAATATGCTGAAGCTAAAAATTTATTAGAAACAGGTAAAGTACCGTCTAACATGAAAAAATATGTTCAAGACGTAGTAACATTTAATGAGTCATTAAAAGATATGCAAGGTATACAAGGTAATGTTGACTCTAGATTGGTAGATGATAGTTTTGGAATGATTGATGGTTCTTCTATGTATTCAAAAGAAAAAGAAGATAAAGATGTAAATAATCTTATAAAAAAAATGAGCACAATATCAGAAGATGTTATAACTCCAGGAACTGGTAAAGCTTTAGAAATGAAAGCATTACAAAATGAAATGAAAGCAACACGAATGGCTAAACCAAAAATTATGGGAGAAGGTTCTTATTTAGATGAAGCTGGTATGGAACAATTTTCTGACGGTTTTCAATACTCAGACGGATTTAGTTCTATTTTTGGTTTTGACAAATTAAAAGATGTTAGAACTCCAGGATCTAAAAGTTTTGATTATATACCAGAAGAAACACCAAAAGATTTAAGACCTATAACTTACAAAGATTATGAAAAAAAAGAACTACCATCTGCTGAAAGACAGTATTATGAAAACAAATATAACATAAGACCTAGAAGCAGTTTAAGTGAATATTATTTGCCTGGAGCTAAGGTAAATGTTTTAGACGAACTAACAAGTAAATACAATATGCGTGAAGCAGCAAAGTATCCTGGTTTTTTTAGTGCAGATTCAGAAAAATTTTCAGAAGGTGGTATAACAACATTAAGGAGTAAATATGAGTATAAAAAATAAACCAACAAACAAAAAGCCAAGTATGGCACAAAAGATGAGAGCTAATCCTGGTTTTAAATGGTGGGCAGTACCACCTAAAAAAGGACCTCTATCACAGGGGTTGAAATTACCACAAAAACAAGTTAAGAAAGTCTAGGAGAAAATATATGGCAGATATAGACAAGTCTCTCCCTAACGATAAAAGACCTGAAGAAGTTGCAGAAGAGGTTAACGTTGAGGAGATTTTAGAAACCGAAAAAGGACCAATCGAAGTTACAGAAGATGAAGAGGGAGCTACAATTGATTTTGACCCTCGTGCAATGCAAATGCCAGATGGTGGAGATCCGTTTGCAAACTTAAACGAATTACTTCCAGAAGAAGACACAGATTTAATTGGTAGTCAATTACAACAAGACTACATGGAATATAAAGTGTCTCGTAAAGATTGGGAGCGAGCATATATTACAGGTCTTGATTTATTAGGATTTAAATACACAAACAGAACAGAACCTTTTCAAGGAGCATCAGGTGCAACTCACCCTGTGCTAGCTGAAGCTGTAACTCAGTTTCAAGCGTTAGCTTACAAAGAATTATTACCGGCAGATGGACCCGTTAGAACAATGGTAATGGGTAAATCAGATCCACAAAAAGAAATGCAAGCACAAAGAGTTAAAAATTTTATGAACTATCAGATTATGGATCAGATGAAAGAATATGAATCTGATTTTGATCAAATGTTGTTTTACTTACCTCTTGCAGGTTCTACTTTTAAAAAAGTTTATTATGACGATTTATTGGGACGAGCAGTTTCTAAGTTTGTTCCAGCGGATGACCTTGTTGTTCCGTATACGGCTACCTCATTAGACGATGCGGAATCTGTCATTCACGTTGTCAAGATGTCAGAAAACGAATTAAGAAAACAGATGGTATCTGGTTTCTATTCTGACATCGAGTTGACAAAACCTAATGGCACAGTCACTAACGAACTCGAAGAAAAAGAGAGAGAAGTTGAAGGTGTTACAAAATCCCAAAGAGTAGATCCTTTATACACAATTCTAGAATGCCACGTTAATCTAGACTTAGAAGGATTCGAAGATGTTGGTCCCGACGGAGAACCAACGGGAATAAAATTACCTTACGTCGTATCAATCGAAGAAGGTAGTAGGAAAGTTTTGTCGATTAGACGAAACTTTGCGCCCAATGATCCAAAGAAAAGTAAAATCCAATATTTTGTCCACTTCAAATTTCTGCCAGGACTAGGATTTTATGGCTTAGGATTAATTCATATGATTGGCGGATTGAGTCGTACTGCAACTGCGGCTCTCCGTCAGTTATTAGATGCAGGGACATTATCAAACCTACCAGCAGGATTTAAGCAAAGAGGTGTCAGAGTAAAAGATGATGCCGCAAATATACAACCAGGAGAATTTAAAGATGTTGACACTCCAGGTGGTAATCTAAAAGATGCATTCGTATTCTTACCTTACAAAGAACCATCACAAACTTTATTACAGTTGATGGGAATTGTAGTTCAAGCAGGACAAAGATTCGCGTCCATTGCTGACATGCAGGTTGGGGACGGGAATCAACAGGCCGCTGTTGGTACAACTGTAGCTCTTTTAGAACGTGGTTCAAGAGTGATGTCAGCAATCCATAAAAGACTTTACGTAGGTCTAAAACAAGAATTTAAATTACTTGCCAAAATATTTGGTGAGTCTTTACCACCAGAATATCCGTATGATGTTGCTGGTGCATCAAGAAATGTTAAAGCAACAGACTTTGATGAAAGAGTAGATGTTTTACCGGTAGCTGATCCTAATATATTCTCAATGAGTCAGAGAGTATCTTTAGCACAAGAACAATTAAGATTAGCAACTTCTAATCCTCAAATGCACAACATGTATTCTGCATACAGAGGAATGTATGAGGCAATTGGTGTAAAAGATATTGACAGAATTTTACCACCACCTCCCCCTAATCAACCAAAAGATCCAGCAATAGAACACATTGATGCTATGGGTATGAAACCTTTTCAAGCGTTTCCTGGTCAAGATCACAGAGCACACATTACAGCTCACTTAAATTTTATGGCTAGTAATTTTGTTAGAAACAATCCTAGCATTACTGCAGCGTTAGAAAAAAACATTATGGAGCACATATCATTAATGGCACAAGAACAGGTACAATTAGAATTCCCACAAGAATTTCAAATGTTACCACAACTACAACAAATGGCTGTACAAAACCCACAAGCACAACAACAGATGCAACAAATATCTCAAAAGATAGAAGCTAGAAAAGCATTGTTGATTGCTGACATGACTGAAGACTTTATGATGGAAGAAAAGAAAATAACTTCTCAATTCGATCATGATCCATTATTAAAATTAAAACAAAGAGAAGTTGATTTAAAAGCAATGGACGCAGAGCGTAAGATGAAAGAAGATCAAGCAAGAATAGAACTTGATAGAGCTAAAATGGTACAAGCAAAAGATCTTAACGAACAAAAACTTGAACAAAATGAAGATTTAGCTCAATTAAGAGCTGATACAGCCATTGAGAAATCAATGATGTCTGCAGATGTTAAACTAACATCAGACGCTATGAAAGCCCGAGACGTAAATGTCTTGAAAGGGCCTAGAAGATAGTATATTAACAATTAGGAGAAAATTATGAAGGACCCAAAAATAACTAGACCAGTTGGAGTAAACAAAGATGGTTACGCTAGTGGCGGAGTTAAAGTAGAAGAGTCTTCTCAAAACTTGCATTTAGATCCAAGATCTGAAACAAGTATCAGAGGAAGAAACTACATTGCTCAAGGTGACACTGTAACTGTTAAAGGTACGAAAACTAGAAAACCTGTTAAGGCTACTTGGTACTAACATGTGGTTGTCGGCAATTAAGTTAGCCGTTTCTGCTGGTAGTAAAATTTATGCTAACAAGCAGAAGACGAAGATAGCTATGTCAGATGCACAGCTTATGCACGCATCTCGTATGGCTGAAGGTAAGGAAGCTTACCAAGGTAAACTTTTAGAAGCCCGTCAGTCAGATTGGAAGGACGAGGCGGTTTTGATAATTTTGTCGGCGCCAATAGCAATCCTGGCCTGGGCAGTGGTATCGGATGATCCGACAGCGATGGACAAAGTAAATATATTCTTTGAGCATTTCGCGGCACTCCCGTCATGGTTCACAAATTTATGGATCCTTGTCGTTGCGAGCATATATGGTATAAAGGGTACTCAAATTTTTAGAAACGGAGGAAAAAAATGAGACAAAACGGAATAAGATCAAACGTCAGATTTCCAACTGGAGCATCTGGTATGAAAAAAGGTGGCAAAGCTAAGAAGCAAGGCTACAAAGATAGAAAAGACGAATCTATTGCTATGAGAATTAAAAAGAAAAGAACTAAGAAACAACTTAGAGCTTCTGCTGATGATTCATATGGTAAGTTTGGTTCTAAAGCTAAAAAGTCTGGCAAGATAAACAGA